TTGGGATCCGAGTTTAGATGATGTGGGTGCTCCTAAAACTATATCTTCATATTTCGCCCACAACAAACAATTTAAACCGGGGTCAGTGGGTTCTGCTACATTAAGAGGACTGTATACTAAGACTTGCACTTCTGCCCAATCAAATATATTTTCTATTAGATCATATGAATTGTATGGGGAAATGAAGGGGATTCTAAGTAAAACCTCGGTCTGTTTCGATATATCTATTTGTACGTGATTTACGGCCTGCGCGGTGGTTATGCTCTTGAAGATAAAGTCCTTCCTCCCACCCAATAGGGTTGGCATGGGGACTGCTACCATCAAGAGACGACCGCACTGAAAGGGTTGGCTGTTGATTTCTAATCGGAGGACACACGTTCCTCTGAAGCTGGTGAAACCGTCCAGTTTGTCTTTCAGCATACTTGTCATCGTACCTGTGGGAATTCGAAGCGAGTTGTTTTGCAGCGAAGGCAGAATATTCTGGGGCCTGGAAGCACTCGGCGACCACGTAAACGAGGAAACCAATTGCTCCCTTCCTAAAAAAGAGATTACTGAATGAGTACGCTCATCAGTATGTTGTAGAGTATCTCTCATGGGAAGGGGTACTTCTCCTGGGACATGTTCGGGTAAAACTGCCAAATCTGCTTCAAACGTCGTTATCTGTACTTGTTCCTGGGCATTTTGCGGGGTCGGGGCGCCATCCTCATTACTGAGGCTGCCGCCTAATGTATTATCTGATCTATTACTAGGGTTATTATCATTAAATCTTGACGCAAGTCTATTATTTAATTTCTATTGACGACTTAATCTTCTAGAAACGAGAGAGGGGCTCTGGATTTTTATGGGGCTGCCACGATGCATCCTAAGCAGTAAAGTTAAATAACTAACATCCTTATCGAAATAGCACTACATTCTTATTTTAACCTCTCTGTTGGCCTAAAAATGCAAGATCACATTTCGAAGCTTTGAGAAAGACAGGCCACACGTGCGTCTAAATGTTCTTTATAACACGTATAATGACCAAGTCTTTCTCCCTCTCTTATTAGTATAGGCTGATAAATATTCCATATTTCGTCATCGTGAAGGGCTAACTCTTTGATTGCCCATTCGAGGTTATCTATTGTTTGAAGCTTTTTATCAGGGCATCTATGCAACCACATGGGGGTTTCCAGTATGGTATCTAATGAGAGAGGCGCAAACCATTTTCCAACTTTATCATCCCACCGAAAACCACGTTTGAGATATGAAATCTCTGTGATTTTCCGTGAGGGGGTCGTAGCCGTAGCATCCTTGTCTTCCATAGTATAACTTAAACCTATTGTCTTAAATAATTCAGGGATAGTTAATTGATTAAATACTTCTAACACACTAGGAGGAATTGATACGATGTGGTCATCACCATAAGCAACTATTCCGCATAATTGATAAAACGATCTTGCTGACGCGTAACTCATTGAAAAAGCTATTTGCCATATACACAAGAACGATATATTAACAAAAATGCTATTAATAATTGCTGTAAGGTAATGTCCACTGGGTAATGAATGGGTCCATTGGTATACTTCCTTTCCAGTTATATGAATCGAATTAAAGAGTGATACAAGTAACACTCTCATCACTTTAACGTCTTCCGGCGTCGATCCACAAAACCTTCTAGAAAGTTCTATCAATACTTCTCCGGAGGCTTCTAATAATCTTTGATGTTGTGACGCATCAAAGCCTTCAAAGTCTCCTGCTACCATCTGATCTGATTTTCGCAATAAGGAACGAGCGATTTCGTCCCAATCTTGCGAATACGGGTTAGTTCCTACTGATATATGACACCAATTCCTATTCTTCTGTAAAAGGGCAACTATCGGATTAAAATATTGTTTACAAGCTATTAAGTAATCTATGGGGCCTGCCGCAAAAAGGCGTGTTTTATGCGCCTTATGTACGGGCTTTCGTTCATCTTTTAAAGTATCCATGAAGATATGATCAAGAACAATTCCTTGTTTCGCATTTTCTATTATTTGATTAACTCTTAATTTCAAATGCTGACATTGTCTTGAACTTAAATCATATTCTTCGCCGTTTCCAAAGAAATTTTTCCTATTTTCATAGCCTTTCATATGTACAAATGGGTATCCTGGTGATGTGTTTCGCTTTATCGCTTGAATAAATGGTTCTCCTTCAATTCCTTTGACAGCTTCTTCGAATGTATAATAATTTTTAATATTTGCATTCTGTGTTTCGTCATTTTTCTTTAGAATTGAAGAGACTTCATCTATTAAAGCCGACCGCGAGTAACTTATTAGTTCTTCAGAAATGGCAGTGGGTATATTCCCCAACCTGCCTATTCTGTAAGCTCTCGGATCAAAACTTTCTCCTTCAATCATCACTGGTCTCAATGCACATGGTTTTGTTTTTGGGGGGGTTATCGATGCATAGCACAAAGAGGGTTCGATCTTCGACTTGCCTGGTTGTGCCACAGGTCTTTCAACAGCGCCGAGCCTTACAAATTCGCAATGCTCAGGGACCTGACTCTGTTCTCGCGGGTATTCTAATAGTGGGGTTCGTATACGTTGCTCAAATTGCTTTTCCTCAGGGAATAAGGACAAAATCTTTAACACATCTTCTTGATAGATTGGTGTCGCAAATCCTTGTCCAGTTCCCTGCATTCCAGCAACATGAATTCCGCATATTTTTCCGGGATTTATTTGTGTATTCCTTACTATTAGTGGGGCCCCACATTCCGTTGGTCGCGTGTCCATATTATATGTCCACGCATCTCGTATATACCTTAGTTCAGCCGTTTCGTCATCTCCAACTGCAAGTTTTTCCGTCCTTGTTAATTGCGATTTTCCAGTTCCAAAACGGATGAGCAATACTGCTCTATCCGAATTTTTCATTTCATTCGCAACCAACACAGGCAAACAAACAGATGTACTGTCCACTCTAAACATATTATTTCGAGAAACGAAAGATGATGTCGCATCAGTATGTACTATAGAAGTCTCAACAGCTAACGCCATGAGATCTCTACTCCACACCGGACCATCTCTTTCGTCGGGGGATTCATAGTCAATTTTCGTCTTAAGTAAATCTCGTATTTTAATAGCAAAAGAACGTTTAAGTAAAACTGCTTCAAAACTTACCGTAGCTTCTGGATCATTTGACAAAGATTGTAAAAACGCGGTCATATAATGCTTGGGCATAACTGCTATTTTCCCTCTCAGGAAAAGAACATGCCCAATCACTACATCACGCGTTGATTCTGTTATTTTGTACAAATTTTTCCTAGCTACTGACATAAGTAATTCTGCTGCATTTATATCTTTAACTCCTTCTGCAATCGTACGAGGTAATTCACTTTCGACTTTAGCGGTTTTTGTTATAGTGGGATTATATGCTTCTACCTTAGCTGTTTTAGGCATAGGGGGTGTATATGCTTCAGCTATCACTCTTCCCTGATCTATAGTATAAAACTGAGGTTGTCCTGCTTCTTTCCATTGTTCACGGTATTGTTCGTGCACCCATTCTTCCGAAAAGGCCACACAAACAGGATTTTTACCGTAAACTTTCTCTTCTACAAACGTCTCAAACCAACCTTCAGCTTTAACTCCCTTCACAACAGCGGGGGAATATCCTTCTGCTTCTGCTACGAATGTTTCAGGGCTCATGACTTGTTCCTTTTTCTTCTCTTGCTTAAAGGTGTTTACTATACTATAATACATCTTAAGGAAAGCTAAACTAGTTGCTAATACGGTTAACATTACTCCTGCCTTAACTAAATATGGATGTTGTTCTCTAAATTTACGCCATTGATTATGTAATTCCTCTCGTTTAGTCTTAAAATATTCACTACATTGTCTTAAAGAGTAAAAGAGATTTCTCTTATCGTAATCGTCATGCCATGGCTTCGCATTATTTTGAAATTCGTTTACTTGATTATTTACTGCATCTAGGGCCATCCAAGGCATAAATATGGATCGGACGGTTCCCCAGAAATACTTTTCGCTTAAAAATTTAAATTTTTCATATTTCGTCATAGGCAAAGCAATTCCATTACTATCTCTAGGGGGTAGATATGACATATATTCTTCATGGGAGGGCATAGGCGGTAATTCATAAGTAGGAGTGCGAAGTGGTCTTATTCTTTCATCAATTACATAATTACCTTGTTGTACTGGCTTATCTTCCAACTGGGCTTGAATGTAATTATCTACACTATCTACAAATGTCTTACGCCTAAAATATTCTTGTGAGCACATTAAAACTAATTCCTTATATCCTATTGTATCTATTGGGCTATTATCTTTCATATCATATAATTCTAATTCATAAAGGGAGGGATCGAACGTCTCAGAAATAATTTGTCCATCAACTTTCTTACGATTAACTCTGACACAAATGTCAAAGCGTCGTTGTAAAGCATCAGGAAAATTAAGACTTTGAGTTTTGGGTTTTTCCATATTACTACTGACTATTATTATTTTTGATGTAAAATAAGTATTTGCTTTTTGGGCTATATCTGCCATATGGAGAGGGTAAGGGAAAGAATTTGAAGCTCGAATTATTTCAAATAATTCAATAGATGGATTAGCTGCACTATCAGCCAACTGATTAAAGTCATCAAAGACGGTTACAAGTTGATTCTCATAACCATCCCAAAATTCTTGTTCAGCTGACCTCATATAGATTAAACTCTTCCAACATTTCTTCAAATCGATCGCAAACTGTTCTCTTAAGGATATAGCCTTTAAAATTTCTGCCGCAAGTGGATACGTTATACTAGACTTACCTACTCCTGTTCCTCCTGTTAAATATATAGTTACCGGGGGATTACGAATATTAGCTCCTGAACGTTGATGTAACTTAAACTTTTCCAAAATATTTCCTAATTGTTGCACGGTTTTCCATATCATAGTCTTATATTTAACAAATATAGGTTGTCTTGCCAATGTCAAACCTCTACTATATAAGTTCATTATTATGGACCAATTTGACTCGGTCCATGCAAATTCACCACTATAGTATTTAGCTACAATATCATCAACTTCATCTGTCCAGGTATTTATAGGGGCCGCTACATTCGTAATATCTTCTATCGGATCTAAACCTAACCAAGTTACTCTAAACCAATTAACTACTGTCGCTGCTACTGTATGTAACCATTCCGTTAGGCGCTCCAATCCTCTTTCAATTTTTGGATCGCCCAGATAACCAATTCGTCGCATAATAGTATCTGTATTTTTATTCTGCCAGATCCTATTAAGTATTTCTTTCGGGGGGTCGATTACGTGATTTAAAATCATAGCCGGTAAGAAGGGTACAGAGACTTCATTTTCATTACTTTGTTGTACTACACGATTAGATTTGAGTATTTGATCTCTCATCTCCGAACCACATACAAGTGAATAAATCCAATGAAGTAAATTAAAAACTATCTTAGCACTAAATCCTAATGTTATCTTAATCAACAGGCCAATCGTGGAAGCAGTACAAAACATTATTAATAACGCCTTGCCTGTATCCATAACTGTCTGTTTTAAT